ACAGCTGACAGAAAGCAAGCTAAAAGATTAGAAAAAGAAGCTTACAAATTAAAACTATCTAGAGCATAATGCAAAACATAAGATTAGAACTAGCAGATAATGGTATTATCAAGATAGTCGAAGATGATAACATCAATGCAGCAGGAGAAGTGTATACTTCTGTTACTGTATATGATTTTGAAAGTTCTAATGCTACTGAATCTAAGATTAATTTCATCAATGATTTAATCTTAGATTCAGGTCTAGAGCTTGGTAACTCTAAAGATAAAAACCAAATAAAAATATCAGTGGACTGGGGCGATGAATATCAGCCTTCAAAAACTGAAATCGAAGAAAAGATTAAGGCACTTAAAAGTGATCTTAAACACTTCGAAGAGATGTTATAAATGAAATTAATCATAGATTGTGTTTGGTGTTCAAACAGAAGAGATTTTGTCAAATTTTTAAAAACAGCGGATGCTTACGAATCTGTAATAGATTACTATGCGATCAATGTTAAGCTGTCAAAATCTGATCCTGATGGAATTCAACCGCCAGACACGATCATAGGATTACATTTAGTTAAAGGTATTCAAGATGCCAAAAACAATAACAAATCTAAATTACTTTATGTAATTAAAAATCTAAACGCAGAAACCATCGAAACAGTTTCTGATATGTTTTGTTCAATATATGAAATAGAAGAAAACGAAATGAGCATTTCTCTATTCATTATTAACAGAGACGATTATCCTGGAAAAACTGTTCTATCTAAATTCGATTCTGTTAAATTCATTGAAAAAGTATGATACGCCATCGTTTATTTTCAAAAGGCGAAACAGTATACGCCTTACTTTCTAATTTTAGATACCCTAACGTTTTATTCCCAGTACAAGCTGTCATATATGATGTGAAGTTTGATACTGATATGCCACAATATCAACTTAAAATAAGTAAATTTTATGATGATGTTGCATTCTTAAAGAGATATTTCTTTGGTCTTACGTTCAAACGTGACTTTGATACTAAACAAACTAAGATCAATCTTAAGCGATCACTTTATCCTACAATACAAGATCTAGAACGAGTGTTCACTGAAAAATGGGAAAGCTATATGATTGCCGTAGATTCAGTATATTGTGTAAAGACGCAAGGTGAATTGAAAGAACTCTTTAACTCACTTCAAGATCACTTCGTTGAGAAGAATATCAAAGATTTATGGGATCTGACTAGTCGCTCCTTTTATTCAAAGGGACAATACTACTACCACGCCCGTGGAGAATTCGAAGCTTCACTTAAAAAATTCTTAGTCGACAGAGTTAAACCAGAAAAAGATTATTTCGACAAATTATTGTATAGAGCTGATAATAAAGAACTAGACAACATAGAATAATATTAAATAAGATATATATGTAATAAGGCCGATTAGGCATTTAACATATATAACTTAATATGGCGAAGAAGCAATTAACTAAAGAACAGATTAAAGCAGCAAAGGATGCAGAATTAGCAAAAAAAGCTAAAGTAAATCTTAAGAAGAACAGCCAAGCTAAGGTAGACGCTTCTAAAAAAGATGTACTCGGAAAGCCGCCTATCGCTGACGAGGATGTAATTTCTCTAGATCAATCATCTAAACCGATTGTTTATGATTTAACGCCAAAGGCAGATTTTTTTGGACGTTTAATTTATAATAAAAAGATAATGTCTACGTCTTATACAACCAAAGACACGAAACAGACTATAGCAGGAAAACCTACACAACAATCTATCTTTAATAATTTTGCTTTATTTAGATTTAATGGAACCCCGTTTACATCAGACACTGGCACAGACATAGATTCTTACAACACTGTAGATTTTGGAGATAAAGATCTTTATGAAAATCCAACGGTTTCTAAAATAATTAATAAGTGTAATTCTAACGATAAACACAAAAGTTATAAATATGAATGGTCTGATTTTGCATTGTGTAAGTATTTAGGTAAAATACCCAATAATCACATGATCACTTTGCGTAGATTTTCATTTCCAATTGGAGATGATATTATGCATATCAAAATGACAGATAAAGGCGGCCATTTAATAGACGTTGCGCAACCAGATATTGCTAGAGCAGTCACGTGGATGTCAGAAACTACCGGAAATAAATTAGAAGAAATATTAAAATTTGATTACAACTATAAATGGAAACCTGTTGAAGCAGATATTCAAGTATTAGATTCACAAACTCAAGCTAAAAGAGGTAAACTAGGATCATTTATAGATAACAGTACCATATTAAGTGCATTAAACGCAACTGCTAATGGTGTAAATGCTGCTGAAAAAAGAAAAATTGAATCAGCCGGTGCTGGATTTGATCCTTTTAAAGAGACATATCCAAACCATGTTTATGGTCCATATAACTCTATTAGATCTATGATCGTTAGAGACGGTGGTATGGAATTCAATCAATCATTTACTCTTAAATTTCAATATGAAATGAGAGCTATTGGCAATGCAAATCCAAAAGTTTTATTTCTAGATCAGTTTGCCAATATTTTGGCATTAACATATTCAAATGCACCATTTTGGGGTGGAGAAGTTAGATACACTAATTCAGGTGAAGGTTCTATCGGAAGACCTTTAGGCGATATTAGTAAATTAACGAGTGGAGATTACGGTGGATTTTTTAAATCAGTATTAGGAGATTTAAAAGGACTAGCAGGCGGAGGCACATTGGCAGGCATTACAAGTTTATTAGGTAAAACTGCAAATAACTTATTAGGAGGTGCTTTAATGGATTTATTTAATTCACCACAAGGAGGTCAAGTTGCAAATGCATTTTTAACAGGTGAACCAACAGGCGCATGGCACGTTACTATTGGAAATCCTTTAAATCCTATTGCAGTTATAGGTAATTTAATCTGTGAAAAGTCAGAAGTGCAATTTAAAGGTCCTTTGGGTCCATTAGACTTTCCTGAAAATTTAGAAGTTTCAATCACTTTAAAACCAGGTCGACCTAGAGATAAATCTGAAATAGAATCAATGTTTAATGCAGGAAGAGGAAGATTCTATATTACACCGGCTGATGGGCCAGATACCAACAAAGAAAAGATAGCAGGTACTGCAGCCGGTGATGCAACGCATACTTCGGCTCCTAATTTACGTAATACTAAATCAGGTATAAAAATGACCGATAAAGAATTTGATGAATATAAAAAATTAGCTAACGGATAATGAATTTAAAAACATTTCAAAATAAAAGAATAATAGATGACATGGTTATGATGACCGAACCTACTGTACTTTTTTCAACTTCTAATACAGAAATAATTGATAAAATCATAGTTGGTAAAGAATACGCGTGTAGGATAGATCTGTTAGCTAAAAGATATTATGGCGATGCTAGTTATGCAGATTACATATTAAAGTATAACAATATTTCAAATCCTTTTACGATAGGTGAAGACGATATTTTATTAATACCATCACCTTATTCTGGTTTAATTAACTTTAAGAAGCCTGTTGATAAATTAACTGAAGAAGACGGAGACGTGATTAGAGATAAATTCTTAAAAACCAAACGTTTACCTATAGAAGATCAAAAACGAATAGAATATTTAAAAAGAAAGGCTGCTCAATATCCAAATGGTGCAAGTGAAATATTACCGCCAAATGTATTAAAAACAGGCGGAGCAAATGTTACTGTTAAAGACGGTGTCATTACACTTAATGGTACAATAGATTTAATTAAATAATTTTATGACAGAAGCAAATAAAAATACGCAAGCTGGATCTACGAGCCTTGATAGACACATTTTAGTAAGTCTAGAACCGACTATCAAATTAGACGAGATTAAAATAGATTCATTAAACGAAGAAGCTGGCGATAGAAGTCAAAATTCTAAACAAATAGGATCATTCATTCCATTTGTAAAAATTAACAATATTATTATTAGAGATATTAATATTGATTCATTTACATTGGATTTATCTGGTTTTATTCCAACTGTCAATATTTCATTTTTAGATGCGGATCATACGTTTTCAGCTGACGCATTGCCAAGAGATGGTGATGTAATTAGTGTTAGAATAGCATCAAGACAAGATAAAACATTTAAAGATATTAGAGCTGATTTTTTAATCACCAGTGTTTTTAATAGTGAAAAAGATCCAATGTCAGATCCAAATATAATAAGAACTTTTACAATGTCAGGTATTTTAAAAGTACCAGGACTTAATATACACGAAAGCGTTGGCTATCCAAGTGCTAATACAGATAAACATTTAAAAAACATTGCAACTACTTTAAAATTAGGTTATGCGTCTAATATAGATGCGACTGATGATAAAATGGCTAGACTTTGTCCTTTTGAAAGTAGATTAGATTTTATGAAAAAATTGATAAAACACGCGTACGTTAGCGATAAGTCATTTCAAACGGGTTTTATTGATCCATATTATTATCTTAATTTTATAGATTTAAATAAAGTTTTTAATTCTAAAAACGAGTTTGAAGATAGTTTAATCCATGTTTTTAATAGAGGATATACAGATGCTACTAATTCAGTACCCGAAATAGATTCGTTTAAAAGTCAATTGCTTTTATCAAATCATTTAAATTTCGGCGGTAGTTCACAATATATTAGCGGGTATGCTATTTCAAATAATGCTGGTGGTATTTCCTTTTCCAAAGGAACTAAAACAATATTACAATATTTTGAAAATGATTCAGATGAAAAATTAGTTTCTTTCGATATTGAACCTATCGCATCTGAAAAAATGAGAGACAATGAAGAGCCATTAAAAGGTAGAAGGGGCGAGCATGATTGGAAACATGAAGTTAGACAGCAATATATGGGTAGAATGGACGTAGATCCAACACATGGCAATACACATATAAATTATTATACAACGTCTCTTATTAATGATATTAACAAAGCTGAAATCTATAAAATGGGATTAAATGTAACTTTATCAAGTCCAAATCATGGTCTTTATAGAGGTATGAAAATACCTATTCTTATTTTTACGAGAGAAATGCAAGAGGGTTTTGCAGCTAAAAACACCAAAGATAAATTAAAGAATAATAATTTTAAAACTTTAGGAGAAGAACTAATTAAAGAAGACATATCTAAAGAAGATCCATTGGCGGATAAACAAGTTTTAGATGAATTTGTAAGTGGTTTTTATGTAATAGACACTATAAGATATGAATATACAGCTGGTGCTGATGAGCCGTTTTTACAGAAATTAACTTTATTAAGAAGAGAATGGCCTACTAAAGTAAGCGCTTTGAATAAAGAAACTATGGCTAAAGAAACTGTCAATACTAAGACAATGACTAAGAGCGCTAAATAACAAAGATAAATAATAAAACATTAAATCATAGATGGCATTTTTTATACAAAACGAAGCATTTAGAAAGGCAGGACTTTTTAGAAAAGGTACTGAGCTTAAAGCATTACCGTATCAAGACCCTACGTATTTAGGCTTCTTATTGTTGTTTCAGTGGAGCGATGTTAAAGTAACCAATGGTCCTAATGGAACATCAACACCCGATGCCATTATATCTTCACCGCTATTTGATGAGTCTGGCGCCGAGGCTTATTTAAAAAGATTAGCCGTAGTTAATAAAAAATATGAAAACAAATTAAAAGCTCTAACGGCTTTTAAAAAAGGTTTACAAAAAATTAACCTAGACATGCCATGGTATTGGCAGTCCATGTCAGGCCTTGATAAATTACAAGCATACGACACGAATGAACCGTATATTGGAAAGGACGGTAACGAAATAGCATTAGGTTGTTTAGAATCTATTAATTTAGCAATAACCGGTTTAATGAGAAATTATAGAGAGGCCGTATTTGATGAAGAATCGTGGTCTTACGTTTTACCGCCCAACTTAAGAAAATTTTCAGTTAAAATATATGTATCTGATATTAGACCTATTTTTAACGGAGAAAATTCAGGAGGAAAAACTAATGCTGAAATGACTAAACCAAATAAAATTGGCAAAGTAAGCGAATTTAACATTGATCCTAATGTGGCAGATCAACAAACATCTAAAGATGTAGACTTAGATTTAACAGGTTCTAATAAAAAACCATATCTTGCGTTTCAATTAACTAATTGCGAATGGAATATCCAAACAGGTGTTACATCTTTTACCGACCTTAAAAACGATGCTCCAGAAATGGCTTCTCAAATCATAGCTTTTAATTATGAAAAATTAACTAAAGTTGAACTAATAGCTATGAACGGTATTATAGATGACGATATGGTAATGTCGGTAGGTGCTCAAGCTCCAGCTCCTATAATTGAGTCTCCTAAATTGACTAAATTCGAAGAAGCTAAAAAGAGAGCTATTGAAGATATGAAAAAACTGGCTGAAAAGAAAAAGCAAGAATCAATCACATCAGCATCATCTCTTGTTAAAGATAGAACTGGAATTCCTTTCACAATGGATGGAATGAAACCTAAATTAGAAACAGAAGGAGTTTATATGAATTTAGTTAATAAGTTAGATAATGTTACAAATCTACAGCGATTAAATACAAGACAAGTTGCAGAATCATTTTTAGGAAATGTTTATTTTGGAGCTGGACAAACAATACAAGATGTTTTAAATAATGGGCTACAAAAAGCATTAGGAAACATATACAAATAAAGAATGATAAATAGTATGTACTATTTTAGTATTGTAATATATTAATATAAATTATTATGATGAATTCATTTAGAGATGGTCATTGGCTTGGAGAAGTTGTAGATAACAAAGATCCTCTTAAAAACGGTAGATGTAAAGTTAAAGTCTATGGAACTTTCGATAACATCGCTATAGATACTATACCATGGGCCAGCCCAGGAAATAGAAGTAGTGTTGGTCAACATTTAATACCTAATATCGGCGATGTTGTATCTATAATATTCGATAATGGTAACATATATGCTCCAGTATATTCATATCAAATTAATCAAAATAAGACATTAAAAAAAGATATATTGGACGCGTCTTCGAAACCACAAGACGTAGTTTGCTTAATATATGATGAAGTACGAAACGTAAGAATATATCACTCACCGGAAGACGGTTTAGTTATAACAAGAGGCTCTGGTATAAAAGAAAGACCAATTATTCAACTAGACGAAAAAGGTATAATTAAAATATCGTCAGACGATAAAATATTTCTAGATGCCGGGAATGTATATCTTTCAAATACGGGTGAAGATTCAGAAGACACAAGTGAACCCGCAGTTAGGGGTAAATCTTTAGAAAGTTTCTTAGAAAAATTTAAATCAGATTACAATTCGCATATACATCCAACTCCATCTGGTCCAAGCGGTACACCTGTTAAACCATGGGTGCCAATACACAAGCCATATCAACAAGAAGGTAAATAATATAAATTAAAAGATACATGTCTACTTTACAACAACAAATAGATGTTTCATCTGCGTTAGCTGCAGCTGATGCTCCAATTTCTATACCCGGATTAGATCCTAAGGCTATAATAAAAAATATGATAGAGATTCAGTTTAAACCGCAATTGGATGAAATTAAAGCATCGTACGCTGACGCTAAAGAAGCTGAAGCCGAAATAAAAGCAACAAAAGAAAGATTAACGGAATACTTTAATACAGACGCAGCGCAGACGGAAATAAAAAATCAAATTAATATTATTAAAATTAATGTAAAAGCTGCTATAGAAGGTGTAAAACAAATGCCAATAGAAATATCTACCATGATAGCAAATAATGCAGTACCGCCTACTCTTCCGATTCCAACAGCTCCCGGCGTACCTAACCCCGTTAGTATTTTATTAAAAGGAAAAGAAAAAGTAAGTGCGCTTAAAACTATTTTAAATGCAATTGCAGCGTGGTTTGTTGGTATATTTGCAGCTGCTAATAAAATATCTTTTCAACTTCCAGATTCTATAATCGCAATGGCATCTCAAGTAGCTCAGCTTAAAACATTAATAGGTAGTATTCCTGTATAAAGATTATCCCGCTAAAAAACATATATAATCTATAATATTCATTAACACAAAAACAAAAATGTCAACAAAAAAAAGAACAAAACTATCGGCAACATTGGAACTAGAAGCTCCAGTGGTTGAAGTTGTAAAAAAAGAAACAAAAGAAACTAATCGTTTCCTAAACGCAAATCAATCTCTTGAAGATTTTGATTGGGACACGCATGCTGCAGATTGTCCAAGTAGAATGAGAAAGGGAAATCCTTTTGTAAAAACCAGCGGAGACACAAAGGTTTATTACCAAGGTGTTGATGCACAAAAATGGTTTGATTTATACGAAGGTATTATGGCAGATTTCAAAGCTGTTATTGAACCAAGCGAGCATCATGATGGTACAATTTACTCTATGAGTAATGATTGGGCTATGTTAGATGTAGGACACAGAGAAATGGTTTATATCGATTTAGGTAGAGAACCATCTTCTATTAGAAGTCTTATTGAAGTTGGTGCTAAATTCACTGTTAGAATTTTAAGCACTAAAAATCAAAAAGGATTTATCTTAGGATCTATTAGCGAAGGAATGCGTCAAACTATTATTAATGATTTGAAAAAATCAATTGATACTGGAAATACAGCGTATATTGGTACAGTTACTAGCATGATTCCAGGTGGTGGTTACATGGTTAACATTCAGGGGATTGACTGTTTTATGCCAGGTTCATTAGCAGGCGCTAATAAATTAGCTAATTTTGAATCTATTATTGGTACTGAAATGTACGTTGTTCCGGTTTCTTATTCGCATGAAAAAGGTACAGTTGTCGTATCGCATAGAAAGTATTTGCAAGCAATGATCCCTAACGAAGTTGAAAAACTTAAAACAGTTGCTAAAGATCAAACATTTACTGGAGAAGTTACAGGTTCTGCTAAATTTGGTATCTTTATTGAATTTAATGGATGTTTAACAGGTATGATTCACATCAATGACTTAAACGAAGAATGGGTTGCTAAATTAGAAGCTAAAGAAGTTAATCCAGGTGATGAGATAGAATTTGGTATCAAAGAAATTATCTCTGAAAAGAAAATTATGTTAACTCAAAAAGAAGAAGTTGAAGTAATTAATCCATGGGACGGCTTAGCTGCTAAATATACAGTACCTGTTTTAGTTCAAGGTACAGTTAAAGCAACAAAAGACTATGGTATTTTTATCACAATTGAAGAAGGTATCGTTGGTTTATTACATATCTCTGAATTAGAAGGTATTGATACTTCTACAATCAAAAAAGGAGATCCTATTGCAGTTACTGTAACTAGAATCGATGAAGCTAGCAGAAAAGTTTTCTTAAAACTTTAATTGTTAATAACTTTATAAAATTAATTAGCCCGAGATTTTTTAATCTCGGGTTTTTTGTTTATATTTACATTATAATTAAAACCGATAAATAACGTATGAACAAAATTAAATCATATACTCAATTTTTGAATGAATCCAACTCTACGAATATAGTAAATGTGATATTGGATGCATTAGAACCAACGATTGTTAACATGTTATCTCAATCTGAAACCGCATATATTAAACAATTTGGTAAAGAGTTTTCTAAATATGAAAGAGAAATTACTAGACTTACTCTGATATATGATATGGTTAAATCTATTGAAGCATATACAAAGCCTTCTGATAATTTACTTTCAATTAATGCGGGCGGAAGTCCTAAAGGAAATATAGAAATAACTGCACAAATACAAAGAGAAGGTGTTACGTATAATTTTTCAACGGAAGTAATTTACGCCGGAGGTTATAACATACAAAGATTACATTATCGCTATATTACTAAAACAAGTATTCCTAAAACTTCTAGTAAAACTATAACCCAAGAATATAGTGACAAAATTAAAAAGATGTCAAAGCTTGAAAAAATCAATGATGAAATATCAATGTATGAATTTAGAATCAAAAGAGCCGGAGAATTATATGATAAAAATTCTAAGTTAAGCGATGATCAAATAATACAAGCCATAAAAAATGATCCTAAAGATTCTTGGTATGAATGGCCAACTTGGAAGGAAATAGTAAAGAGAGACGCTGCTAAAAATTACAATAACGACGAATCATATTACAACGATCAGCGAGAAGAGGGCATAGCTAAAAGAATTGAATCTTGGAAAAGAATCAATGTCCATGACAAACCGCGCAACATAGCTGATTACAATAAAACAATCAAGAAGCTACAAACAAAGTTAGATGCTTTGTTATAGATAATTTGTAAGGATATATATAGTGAACTAATAACATTCATTATATAAATGATAAACCTTAAAGACTCAGACATTTTATCAAAAGGCTTGGTTGGGGTAGAATTCGAATTCTATTCTAATACAAGTATTGAAGATACAGCCAAAGAAGTTGGCAAATTACTTGGTAAGAAAATACGTGTAGAAAAGAAAGCCCATAGTGAATTTCAACCAACGCAGGACGAATTTAAAATGGAACCAGACATGTCTGGTGGAGCTGGATTAATTGAATTAGTTACAGGTGCTGTTCCTTATTCTGCAGGTAGATTAATGATTATCAAGATGTGTGACTGGATTAAAAAGAACGGTTACACAACAGACAGATCTTCTATTCATTTAAATTTAAGTTTTAATCCAGAATTATCTGGCAATAAAAACTTACTTTCTAAAATGAATCCTTTAAAATTTATTTTGGATTTTAATGAAGACAAAGTTTGGAAAGCATTTCCAAATAGACAAGATTCAACATACGCAAAATCAATAAAGTTTGTAATTCCTAGAATTGAAACATATTCTTATAACGGTGAGCATGTTAGTTCAAACAACTTTATATTTCCTAGAACAAAATATTACGGAGTTAACTTTGAAAAACTTCAAAAGAACTATCTTGAATTTAGATATTTAGGTGGTGAAAATTGGCATGAAAAATCTGCTAAGATTTTAAATCTTATGGATTATTTCTTAGTTCAATTATGGACAACCGCAAGCGACAATCAAACATCTTTTAATGATTTAAACAAAATCGAGCTTAAAAAGATTTTAGCAGATAACAAAAAGGTAATTGATCTAAGAGTCGATTGGAGAAATATCGAAAAGAACTTTCCAAAATGTAAATTCACAGTAGACATGTCAAATGATCCTGGTGTTTTAGATTTATATTGGCCGCAGATAAAAGAAAGAGTAGCTTTATTATTTACTCAAGGTCAAATGGACAAAGGAAATATCAATTATGATTCTGATGCCGGTAGAATTCAAGTACAGGATGGACATTTACCATATTGCTTTCAATTAGAAGCTTATGAATTTATTGGATGTTCATTGCAAGGCGAATTCACATATTGTGATTTCTTTACATGCGATATACAATCATCTGATATTAAAAATTGCAATATCTATTATAACACGCAAGTCAATAATTCAAAAGTAGGTTCATCGCAAACAGCATGGAATGCAGTACTTAAAAATTGCTACGTATATGGGTCTGACACTATATTTAAAGGAACTATGCAAGGCGGAATCTTTAGAGAAGGTAAATACGATGCAAAGTTTGCAAAATTCGATGACGTTGAGATAATAAAATCTTACAAAATATAATTAACAAGTATGAGCAATATTAACGACGGACAATTACCAGGTATTACTACTCCACCATCTTGGGATAGTTCATGTGCTAATGATTTTTTAAATCAATTAGCAGACGATATTACAGGATCTTGTATGATCCCTATGAACTTACCCAAAAAAGAAGTTTATAACATAGTGCAACGCGCTAAGAAATGGTTTTATAAAAATTATGAATACTCTATGAAAGAGAGCTTTTATATTTTACCAATAGCTCTTTTTAAAACAGATTATTTTAAACAAACAAGATCATTTACTTTGCCAAAGGAAGATCCATTAACAGGCGGTGGCGAAGTATATTCAGTTTATGGCGTTCGTGAAATTGGATCTAGATTTGGTTCTGGAACTTCAGTTACTTTTACAACGGGTGATTTTGCAGTAGAAAGAATGCTATACGGTGGTCTTTACGGAGGTACTGGTACTGTTGCAGGCTCTGAGAATTTACAATATTATGTAATTAACGAAAGTTATTTTGATTTAACTAGACAGATCTTAAATAATCCATTGAGTTTTAATTACAACCAATTAACACACGAGATTCGTTTTACTGGAGAATTACCTAAAAAAGATATAGTTTTAGAAATATATGAAACTATTCCTGAATGTGCTCTTTTTGCAGATGAAGCATTCTTTAGATATTGCTCAGCAAAAATTAAAATATCTTTAGGAAATAAAATGCAAATCTTTGGTTATAATTTACCAGGTGGAATCTCAGTTAATGCTGATGCAATTCAAAGTCTAGGCGAAAGTGAATTAGAAGCAATTATAGAAGAAATCAAGTCTGACGAAGGTACAGATTGGATGATGCATTCTTAATAAAATATATACTTAATGGAATTCTATATAAAATCTATTGAAGATCCACATTTTGACAGGTATAAACTACAATCAGAAAGTGACATCGCACAAGCAATTACACAACTTGAAGTTCTTCTTTTTACTAAAAAAGGAGAAGTTTTAGGTGAACCAGATTTTGGTTGTGATTTAGAAAGTCTTATATTCGAATTCAGTTATAATGATTTTCAGTTAACTCGTGAAATAAACCAACAGATTGACAGATATTGCCCATTAGCTAGAAGATTACGCACTGTTGTATCTACTACTTATGAAAGAGGTGGAGATAGAGATGCTATATTTATAGACGTAACTATCGATTCTCAATATCAAATCAAAGTAATAATATAAAACATTTAAAACTAAATGGCAAATTTAAAATTTTTATCAACATCTAGAATTAAAGCAACTGAGATGTTAGACGATACTAAGACTTATATAGGTCGAGTGTATGGTCGTTTAGGTGAATTGTTTACAACAGCATCACCTTTTTCACAAATTATACAAGTAGTTTCTGAATTAGGGGAATTGATATTCTTTTATGTTGAAAATTCAACAGTTGAACAAAATATTATAACTGCTCAGCAGCCTGAATCAGTGTACGGTTTGGCTAGATTAGCTGGCCATGATTCATATAGAGGTGCCAGCGCTATTGGTGAAATTAAGATTAGATTGAATACGTCTTCGGCCGGTGACATCACAGGCAGCACTTTAAACATTCCAGCTAATGCAATTATCACATCTCAATCAAATGGTTTAAAATATACATTAAGAACTAATGCAGATCAATTTAGAATTGAAAAATCTAATTCTAATTATATCTATATTCCAATTATACAAGGTGTTTTTGAAACGCAAACGGTTACATCTAATGGAAATGATTTACAATCCTTTAATATCATAACTAGAAAAAGTGATCATGATAATGTTACAGTTTCTGTTAATGGTGAAAAATGGGAAAAGTATGATTCTTTATATGATATGAAACCGACAACTAAAGGTTATTTAATCAAAACTGGAATTACAGGTGGTTTAGATCTTTATTTTGGTAATGGTAACTTTGGTGCAGTGCCTCAAACTGGTGCTTCTATTCAAGTTGAATATTTAGTTTCTAGGGGTGCATTAGGAAATTTAAATCACTCTAAGGATTTAACCTTTAAATTTGAAACACAAGGTTTTGATTCTATGGGAAATTCTCATAATTTAAATGATGTCTTAGATGTTCAATGTACGGTTGCACCAATCATGGGCGCAGATGAAGAAAATTTAAACTTAACTAAATTAATAGCTCCTTTAGCTTCAAAATCATTTGTTCTTGCAACACCTGAAAATTATGAATACTTTTTATCTAAATACGGAATGTTTTCTTATTTAGATGCTTATAATACAACCGATGATGGATATTTAGATGATGACAATATCATTTATTTGTTTATGTTACCTGATGTTAAAAGAAAATTAACTAATAATCAAGATTACTTTAGTTTACCAGTTGATGAATTCTTCTTTTCGCAAGATGAGAAAACAGCAATCTTAACGACTTTAGAAAAATCAGGCCAACAAATGGTAACTACCGAGGTTCAAATTGTAAATCCTGAAGTTTTAAGATTTAGAATGGACATTAAAGTAAGATACTTTGAAAACTATGCTAAACAAGATATTTTCACAGAGATTAGATCTAAAGTTTCAGATTATTTAATGAATATTACTAGAAGAGATCGTTTGCCCAAGTCAGACATTATTGCTATAATCGAATCTGTTAATGGCGTTGACTCTGTGAATGTTAGATTTGTGTCTGAAACTGAAGAAACTGCTAGAAAAAATGGTTATTACACAGTAACTTCTACAACAGTTACACCTTCTACACCAACTTTACAGGATGTTGGAAATGGTCAATCTAAATTTGTATTCTTTAAAAAGACAGTAATAAAAACCACAGTAAACTTTGCGCCCAATGATCCACTTCCAGAGTCAGTAATTGGTTTAGATTCATTTGGTGATATTATTTTAAGTAAAGAACAAGTAGCTTTATTTAGAGGTGATTGGACAGATAGAGATGACGTTGCAGTTTTAGATAATGCTTTATTAGGAGAACAAGCTGCTCTTTCAGTTTATTTTGATGAGCTTGCTAGACCTAATACTATTTTCTCTACGATACAAACACAAAATAGAAAGAAAATATAATGGCACAAAGCGAAGATATATTAGAAGGTTTATTTAAAAATACTAAAATAAGTATTTACGATGCAACTGATTCTGCAAAAGATAATAGAAAAAATACAGGCTATGATTTCTCTGAAGATCTAATGCGTAAAAATCTTTCACCATTATTATTTAAAAATGAATATTTGGCTAACTTTATCAATCTCATACAGTTACCGATAATAAGGTTTATAAATACAGTAACGACTCTTAGAGTATACAAATCATATACTGTCAAAAAAGACTATACGAAAGTAAGATAACATGACAAAATACCAAAATTTAAGATTTTTTAACGGAGCTTCTGGAGAATTAGATTTTTCGTATGATTCAACACTAGAACTTTGGACAGGTTCGATTTATCTGCCTAAAGTTTCGGTTGGTTTATACGAGACTGCTAATTTATTTATCTTTGAAGAAGTTGTTACATCTTCTGGTGTTTTAGAATATGTTAGACCTATTTCAGAAAATACAGATGATAATTTATTCTTATTTGATTTAGAATCAGATTTTGATTTTAGCGAAGATATTAAATTATATGCAATAGATATTGTTGATAACGAATATAATGTATTAGAATTTACAACCGCATCTGAAGAAATCTTAGCAAAGATAACTTCGACTAATAATATAACATATCAGCAAACCAATCATACAGCAAACGTAATTGGAGAATCTCAAGAATACAAAGAAGTTTCTGACTCTATTGACAAAACACCGATTTCTTGTAACATTACGCTGCACTCTGATGTTGAAGGTATTCATACTAGAACATTAAATATATTTGCAGGTGAATCTGGAGATTTTGTTCATATTGCAAAGATTTTAATATATGGAGAAACAGAAGCCGAAGATGAGAGATTAAGTGTATTGCTTTCAAACATGGGAGCTTCTATCAAAGAAGAAGACGGTATTATTTTTAGAGATTCTGATATTAATGAAATTTCAACAGATTGGAAAATCATCAACAATAAAAGAAAAGAATTACTTTTAGAAGCGCATAACATAATGCCATTTATAGGTACTTATAAAGCTCTTTTGAATGCTATGAAATTTTATGGTTATGATAATTTAACTATAAAAGAATATTGGTTAAACATCAACGAACAAACAACTGGTTTTGGTAAATTAATGGCCGTTGCAATACCTAACCAAGATACTCATGGATTTTTAGCGTCTAAAGCTGATAAAATAGAATTACCTAATTCTAATCATAAGAAAACTTCTAGATTTTCATTAGTTTATAGAATAAATGAACCGACTGGATCTTTAGACGAATGGGATTTACCTGTTGTAAAAGAAACATTTGATTTTACACCAGACGAAGTCTTAATAAAATTATATGGCTTAAAAAGAAAGTTACAAACAGAATACTTGCCTTTACAGGCTAAGATTATAGACATCACTGCTGAAGGTGATTTCTTTAGTCAATTTACGCAAAACGTTTGGAATAATCAAAATACAATTCAAGTACAAAATGCAGGTATTGAAGTTGATTTTCATGTATTTCCAAGAAGAAGATTGTTTATAGAAGATTTAAGATTAGTTAGTCAAGACTTGGCAACTGATACCAATTCTTTTCCATTACAACCAATTTTAAATACTAGCGTTATTGCAGATATTAAAGATTTCTATAATCATTATTATGATAAAGAATTAAATACATTTACTACGCTAAGTAATGTACCAATCGGTTGTCCTGTTGTTTTAGAAGCTACCTCGTTGTCTGATTTCTATGACGATGCAGATTATACGTGGAACGATACAGACTTAGCAGCGAATGACTATACTAATAATGGAGCATCTATTTATACGTGGGACAATATTTGGTCTAGAGATGTTTATGAAATTGAATGGATTGTTAGTGGACCTAAAGATTATCTAGTAACTTATAGAGGCTCTGTCAGGGATCTTTATAACATGGCTTTAGTATTGCCTTATTCTGGAATTTATAATGTTACATTAAATATGTATGACTTATATAATTCTAGATCATTTACAATTAAAGATTCTGAAATAAAAGTTGAAAATAAATCTGTAGAGATTTATGGTTTATATGAATGGAAAAATCACAACGAATCTTGGGAAGATCAAGCATATACTTGGGATTTAGCAGGAGGATTCTATGACTTTTCACAAGATAGTCCAGTATTAGTAAATGATATGATTGCTTCTTGGTATTTAACGTTGGACAGAAACAACTACATATATGATGATACAGCTGGAGTAGAATTTTCTACAGTTAGAAGATACTTAGACGTTAGTTCTCCAACTTCTTTTAGCGAAACAACCGGACCTTATATTTGGAATAGATTAAAACAACAAACATGGAATGACGCTTTAAATAACACATGGGATTCTACTAGAATTGGTTCAGATTTAGCTGCCTCATTTAAAATAGATGTTAGACAAAATCACTTTCCAAATGGATATTACAATGGAACACCATTAACTATCAAATGGAGAATTCCTGGTACTCAAGAATTTATCTATGAGTCTTATACTATTCAAAATCCATATCCAACAGATCAAACAGATCTTGCAGCATGGATTGCAATATGTGATGAATTGAATGCCTTAACGCCAGCAACAAATCCTATTTTTTCTAAATTCACATGGAATCAAGTAATAATAGACGCGGACGCAGATGGTTTATATGACACTGATGATTTTGCATACGAAATTCTAGCAGTTGGTAAAGATTATTCTTCAACTTATGATTTTGAAGATGCTTATTTTGAAAGTCAAACTGGTGGTGAAGTTATTGGTAAAGTACATTATACCGCATATAATCCAACGTGGAATGATGTTGTTGTGTTCGATGATCACGCAAAGGTAACTCTAATGACACACTTGACATTCGCGTTTGAAAAAACAAATATGCCGGGCGTAGTTTCTTGGAAATGGACTATAAATAATACTTCAAATCCACTGTTTGAAGAAGTTACTTGTTATAACCAATGGTTGACTTATTTGTTTTCAGAAAGAGGTGATTATGCTATAAAACTAGAATTAATAGATAGTAATGGAAACAAAAATGAAATCACCAGAAATATGCTTTCTATAGTCAAAGCTGAAGAATTGTATATTTAGTTTCAGGTTCAATTTTAAAGATGATATATAATACAATAATACGTGATAAAGCGTCACATTAAAATAACAAACAAACTGTTCAAAAATGGCAAACATAACTTTAATTTTAGGTACTGACAGCGTTTCTTCGTCTAGAGTAACTATCAATGACAATTTCGCTAACGTTAATAACGATTTAGCCTCTATTGCTGGTGTATTAGACACTACAAACGAAACTATTACATTAGCTGGTGCTAGTGCATTTGGTTCATTAAATGTAGCATCTAATAAATTCATAGCAAATTCAACTGCTGTAACATCTGCTGTTCCTGTAACTATTAATAGTACATTTACTGCTAATGCTGATGTTGCATATTCTATTAGAAAAATAGGACCAATTACTGGTACTTCTGATTTACCTGCAGCTAATGCGTTTTTGCATTCTACTTATATTGTAGATGCTTCAACAATCAATAGTGTTAATTTACCTGTTGGTAACGCTGGACAAGAAATTACTATCATGGCTAATGGTGGAACATTAAGCATTGATACAGCATACGTTTCTGGAGCTACATCAATCTCTTTAGCAGATAAAGCAACATTAACTGTTAGATTCGCTGAAGGTTTTTGGAATATCGTATCTAGTTATTTAGCTACTATTCTATAATTGAATCACAAAAC